CAATTAAATGTAGAGACACCAGATCCAGAATCACAACCTGCAGGTATATTATTTAGACATCTAAAAGAATATTTAAACGATGTAAGAACTTCAACATTAAATGGATTCAAGAGTGGATCTGTATATGTAGAAGATAACAAAGGATACTTTTTGTTTTATAAATTTTATGAAGAACTAAAAAGAAATGAATGGCGTATGGATGAAAATGAAACAAAGACAATGGTTGTTGATGTATTCAAAGCGGACAGTAAACAAAAAAGAATTGGTAAGGGTAATGCCATTAGATGTATGGAAGTAGACATGAAACAATTTGAAGAAGATGAACCACCAGAAGAGATACTAGAGTTTGATAAAGAGGAGGACATAGTTTGATACATAAGATCTATGGTCCACCTGGAACTGGTAAGACTCACAGGCTTATTAATAGAGCAAGAGCGTATGTTAGAATAGGCACACCACTACACAAGATAGGTTACTTTGCATTTACAAGAAAGGCTGCAAAAGAAGCAAAAGAAAGAATGCCTATCGATGATAAAAAATTAGAACACTTTCAAACACTACATTCATTTGCATACAATACACTTGGTTTAGAAGAAGAAAACATTATGCAACCATTTCATTATGAAGATTTAGGTAAAGAATTAGGCATCAGAGTTAAGTATTCTGACAAATATAATGAAGAAGAGACACATTTTTTGACATGCAACAATCCATATTTTCAAATAATAGGTAGAGCAATTAATAGAGATGTGGACATCAGAGAAGAGTTTGACCGTAACGAACATGATCGAAAAGAAATTAAATGGACAACACTAAAACATATCCATGATAACTTTATCAAGTACAAAGATAATTATAAACTACAAGACTTTAACGATATTATAAATAACGTTTTAGAAAAAGTTCCTAATTTTGATGTAGTATTTATTGATGAAGCACAAGATTTATCACCATTACAATGGAAACTATATGATAAGTTAAAAGAAAAAAGTAAAGATGTTTATCTTGCGGGTGATGATGATCAAGCTATTTTTGCATGGGCTGGAGCTGATGTATCTAGATTTATAAATGAACCTGCAAAAGAAAAAGTTTTAAAATATTCAAAACGAATATCAAGATCTGTACAAGAAGAATCTAATAAACCAGTGGAGCGTATATCAGGCATCAGGAAACAAAAAGATTATTTACCAAGAGACTATGAAGGTGAATGTAAATACATTGCAAACTTAGGTCAGGTGGATCTTACAAAAGGTAAATGGTTAATCTTAACAAGAACTAAGAATCAATTACTAGACTTAATGAAACAGGTTAGAAAAAAAAATTTATATTATCAAAGCAACAAAGGTAAAAGTTACAAAGTAAGATTATACAAAGCAGCCAAACTGTATACAGACTGGACTAAAGGTAAAATTTTAGATGAGAAAGAAGAAAAAGAATGTAAAGATTTTATGGGTGATGAACACTTTAATAGAAAGTTAAATTGGTATGATGTGTTTGTTTTAGCACCAGAAAAAGAAATACGATACATAAGATTAACGTTAGAAAACAATGAAGACTTAGATGCAGATGCAAGAATATTTATGTCTACAATACACGCAATAAAAGGTGGCGAAGAGGATAACGTAATTTTAGCATTACATCAAGGGGATAAAATACAAAAATCTATAAAAAGAAGTGTTGACAAGCGTGATGAA